TGACATTGGCACGACTTTTGCTTTAGGCGGCTTAGGCAGAATATGGAGCTTACAATCAGACCTATTCTCAAGAAACCAAAGAGCAGATGCCTTGTTACTAAAGGCTCTTAGCGGTTTTCCGTCAAATTCATCTAATATAATGTAACGTAAGTTATCCATAGGTCAAAACCTTACCACGAATTCATATTATTTGTAAACTATTTTATTTATAGTAATTTACTAGAAATATTGCTATTTTTAAAAAATCGTGTATATTGCTATTAAGTTGTTATTTTATATAGGAGAGAATAAATGAACGATAACTTAGTAATGATGGCCACATTCCAATGTAATGCTTATGATTTATGTGAGCAATATGAGTTTTTTAACTTAGATAAAACTAAAGCATACAAACGAATGTATAAACTTTTATTAAGACTTGGCCAGGAGAGATAATATGAAAATTTCAACAATGATTGTGGTAGCAATAGGATTTTGGTGTTATGTGGCCTTATGTATTTACATTATGGGTAAGTTAGCAGGTGCAATATGAATAAATACTTATGGCTATTCCTTTTTGTATTTTGGGGGTATATAATATGGCGAATGGTTTAGAAGAGGTAGCAGATATTCTTAAACGATTGAATGACGAACTTAAATTAGATAACGACAAATGGGAGAGAGCAAATGTCACAACAACAACACTACGACCAAGTAATGATGGAACAACACCAACACGAATTACAACAAAAGGAGAGAGCAAAGATGAACTATAACGAACTACGTAAGATTAACGTATCAGACCATATTGAAAAAAAGAATGGTCTATCATACTTATCATGGGCTTGGGCTGTGGATACTCTTCTACAGCAAGACCCAACTGCAACATGGACTTATGGCGAACCTAAACAGTTTGGTGAAACACTTATGGTATTCTGCACAGTCCATGCGTTTGGCAAATCTATGACTTCACAATTACCTGTGCTTAACTTTAGAAACCAAGCTATACCTAACCCTGACGCTATGGCAGTTAATACAGCTATGCAACGTTGTTTAGCTAAAGCTATTGCATTACATGGCATAGGTTTATATATCTATAGCGGTGAGGATATTCCAGAGTCAGAACAACCAACTCCAAAAGCAGTATCTAGCAAGGACTTCCTATGATAGCCCAAGGCACAGATGAGTGGTTTCAGCAAAGATTAGGCAAGGTGACAGCATCCAGAATATCGGATGTTATTGCCAAGACTAAAACAGGCGTATCTACATCACGTCAAAACTACCTTGTCCAATTAGTATCAGAACGTCTTACAGGCAAGAAAGGCGATAGTTTTGTTAATCAGGCTATGCTAGATGGTATTGAAAGAGAAAGTGTTGCTAGAGAGCTTTATATGCAATCTAAAGGCGTATCTGTAACAGAGGTCGGTTTCTTTGACCATCCTATTATTAAGAATAGTGGTGCTAGTCCAGACGGAGCTGTAAATGCAGAAGAAGAGGGTAAGTATGCAGGTCTTATAGAGATTAAGTGTCCTATAGAAACAACCCATACTAATACGCTTATGAGTAAGTCAGTTCCTAGTAAATACATACCACAGATGCAATGGCAATTAGCTTGCACCGGTGCTAAGTGGGTAGACTTTGTAAGTTATAATCCTAACTTCCCTATGGAGTTACAGTTGTTTGTAGCTAGGGTTGACAGAGATGATACTTACATAGGAGAATTAGAAGCAGAAGTGATTAAGTTCTTAGAAGAAGTAGAACAAACAATTATTAAACTAAAGGAGTAGTATATGGCTGAGTATGACAAAACAAACACGTTTACCTTAAACAAGAATGATAAGGGTGATAATCCTAAACGACCAGACTATCGTGGTAAGTTAAATGTAGATGGTATTGAGTTTACTTTATCAGGTTGGGTAAAAGAGGGACCTAATGGTAAGTTTATTGCTGGTGCTGTAGCAATGGTAGCAACTGATGAAAGACTTAAACCTGCTGTTGAAGGTGCAGATGAGGATGTTCCTTTCTAGGAGCATCCCCAATTGCTTGTAACTATTTGTTCATTACGTACATAGTTACTTCAAAGCCAAAACGCATTTCTGTAGCTGCTGGAGTTGTCCACATGGTATTTATCCTTAAGTAATATATTATGCTTAATTGCACAATATAATGGAATTATACGCTTGTATGGGTTTACTAGACACCAGATAATCATTAAAGGTAGATAATGGATATACATATTTCAGAACATGATGTACATTGTATAGCGACTGCTGTTTATACAGAAGTCAACATGCAATCACTAGAAGAAAAACTAGGGGTTATTAATGTCATTATGAATAGAGTTAGGTCTAAAAGATTTGGTCGTGATGTGTGTGAAGTAGTTTATGCTAGAGGACAGTTTATTGGCATAGAAAACATGATGAAAGCTAATGAAAAGAATATAGACCAAGAAACACTATTAAAGACTAAGTTACTTGTAATAGATACATTATTCTTTAAAAAGCATGCAAATCCTGTAGGGAATAGTTTATACTTCCATGACGATAGTGTAGATATGAAATATATCTGGGATAAGAAACCAAACAAAAAAATTGGAAGGATGGTGTTTTACTAATGGCTAAAAAAGAACCTGTAGCATGGCTTTATGAAGAGTTTGATGTTAAGTCTGGTGACCTAAAAAAGTCTTACTTATGGTCATTTCATCCTAACCAACTCTCATATTTAAACGACCTAAAGAATACAACGCATCATATTAAGATAACACCATTAATTCCTGGTGAACCTGTAGAAGAGTATAAAGGATTATCTAAGTACGATAGTAAACGATTAGTAGAAGCTAACAATGGACTCTAAACCACTTACACAAGAAGAAATAATTAAGATATATAAACAAGCATTTGGTAAAGGTGACCAACTTGTCACACTTGAAAAGATATTTAAGTTTGCTAGACTGATTGAAGAAATACATGGAGTTAAAGATGCAGTTTAAAGTAACTGATGAACAGTTAATAGAAATAGTAAATAAATATATGGAAGAACATCCTACAGTAGGAAGAAACCATGTTATATTACACGCATTTGGCAATGCTGCTAGAATTAGAAATTTAGATAAACAAGGGTTAATTACATTACCAAAACCAATGCCAACAGGAAGCAATAGCAATTGGGCTAGGCATTTTAACATTGATAGAGCTGAAGTAAATGCTTCTAAAACAGGAATGAAATATAATGTACACAAAACTAGATGAGCAAAGACAAGCTAATTTTATTAAGTCATATATGAATACTCATCCTAATTGCACATTAAAAGATATTATTCAAAACTGTGTGACAAATAGATATAGATTAATTAACCTTGAAAGACAAGGATATATTACTTTGCCTAAACCAACTCCATACGGTGAACGTAATGGATTATCTAAAAGGAATGAAACATGGAAATTTTGGAAAAAGTAATTGATTGGATAGTGTGGATTTTAATTGTTGGTGGTATGGGTTGGTTTGCTTATGGTTGTTATGAACTTATTGATTTATTTTTTATGAGGAGATGATATGCAAATAGAAGAAATTTTAAATGAAAGAGAAGAGCAATACGGTAACTTTTTAAATAGGTCTAAAATATCACAAGACTTTAAAACTCTTATCCATAATGGTGAGTCTTATCGTTTGTTAAAGGCAGACCAAAAAGAAGCACTAGAAATGATTGCTACTAAAATGGGTAGAATTGTAAATGGTGACCCTGATTATCTTGACTCATGGCTAGACATTCAAGGCTATTGTCAATTAATTATTGATAGAGTTCGTAAGGATAAGATTGCATTAGATAATGCTGTAGATATGTATGTAGTAGAAGGTGTACCTAAAGAAACAGCAATTCAACTACAAAGGTCAGATGATGAATAAAACGTATTGGGTATTTATTGTGGTATTAGCTGCATTAGCTATTTGGGGAACTGAAAAGGCTATGGGTCAAACTACGACTATACTAGCACCAGATGGGTCTGTAACTGTCTGTCAGGTTGGTAGTAATGGTATTGTGATTTGCGTCTAGTCATCCATTGGTGTTAGTTCACCATAGATAGCTAGTTCTTCACCACTAATTTCTATCATGCTATCGTCATCTAATGTGATGACTATAGTGCTATCGCCATGCAATGCTTCACAAGATACAATCACTCTTCCTAGCATGTGATTACAGATAATTTCTACTTCTGACCGTTGCATAATTGTCCTAAGAAACATGACCATTCCAACGCCCATTCTCTTTTAATACCATAGGCATTAGCTTTGGTTGACCGTTAATAATAACTCCACAACCTACAATGAAACGACTTTTAAAGTTTTTAGCATAATCAAATGCCATAGACTTTTGATGTATTAAACATCCTACTTGCATACCCCAAATAAGAGCATCTGGGTTGCTGTAATAACCAATACTAAATTTAGTGTGATAGTGACCCTGTACCGTACTCATTCCATACTGCTGGGCTACCTTTAAAACGTCTGCAGATAGACCATGAGTAAAGAAACACCTAGAGTTATCACTTAGGGTTATAGTGTGGTCATCTACCCACTCCCAGCCTTTGCCAACGCCTAGGAACTCATTGTAATGCTTTAGATATGCTTTAGGCATACCATACTTTAATGCTCTGCGATAAACTAATGAGCTATGGTTAGAGTGAACTAACACCATCTTAGGAAATATCTTTTCTAGTTCTTTGACATGCTTCTTAGACTCTTCTAATTCATGTCCAGCAGAGTATAAGTCTGGGTTATGTTCGTGCATAGAGATAGCGTGTTGGTCTAGCTCATCACCTATGTTGACTATATGGTCAAACTTGTATTTAGTCTTTAATGCTTTGAGAAACGCAAATGCGTCAGGATGATGATATGGAATATGTAGGTCAGATATGACTAGAACTGATTTATATTTCAAACTACTCTCCTAGGGTTAAGATGCTTTATTATAACCCTAAAAACAATTTGCGTTCATCTAATCTTCTGTTTTGTAAACCTTTTAATATCTTGCCACCAGCTCTACAATATTTAACTAACAACTCCATAGCCGCTTCTTTATCGCCACGTAACAACGCTTGACGGATGGTGCTTCGTTGAAAGCAACCAAGACCAAGATTAAAGCAGAAAGATAAGATAGCGTCAAACTCGTGTTGTCTAAGAGGCACGTTAGGTAACATCTTAGATATTCCCAACTCGAAGCGATTGAGGTCGTGTTTAAGAATTCCATCTACTTCAGCCTGTGTAAAAGTTTTGTTCCACTCTCTAGGCAAAGATTTACCATTACCGATAAGATGACCAACACCCACAGTCCACAAACCAGCAGGGCAAGTATAAGGCTTGTACCTAACACCCTCGTGATGTTTAATAAGTTGTATACCAACATTAGATACCTTCACGTTTCTTTTCCCAAGTTCTTGAGCCAAAGTAAAAGCCAATAATAGATGCAGTAATAGCCATTTCTTCAGAACCAAATACTTCTTGAGATGCTACTACAAAGTCTACACCTGACCACATAGCCCAAAATAATGAGATAAGGTTAATAAGAACTAACTCACCTACAAAGATAAAAGCTACTACAGGTCTTACCATAGCGTTCCAGTTTTTAACTGTTTTGCTTGCACCATCTACAAGTTTCTTGTCATGGTCATACAATGCTTCACGTTCTTGTGCGTATGTTTGAACTTCTATTTGGTCAAGTTTAATTGCTTCAATTTTTTCTTGAGATACGAAACCAGCTTTTGCAAGTTCAAGTTCACGTTCTGTTTGAAGTTTAGCCATTTCTCGTTCATGTTTTTGGTCACCTTTTTGTTGAAAGAATGATAGTAAACTAGGAAGTCCGCTTGTAGCAAAACCTAGTATTCCAGATAATATAGATAACATTATTTATATCCTTTAGTTTTTTCATGCTCTTCTAAAAGTCTTACACGAATATTTATTTCAGCAATTTGCAATTTAAGTTCTTCTTTAAGTCTAGCTCTTTGTTCTGCTGATATTGGACTGTCAGTTGGTACACCTTGTTCTGTAATAAGAATAGGCATTTTAGATTTGATATTAATAAGGTCAGCTTGAATAGATGACATAGATGTAAGTAACCAAGCAATAGCAGATACTATTACAGGGAAAAGCATATTTGTTATTTTTTCCATATTCATTACAACTCCTTTGGGTCAAAGCCATACATCTTGGCTACACGTTTTTGTAGTTTTAAAAATAAACCTTTATGACTAGCATATTGTTCTGTTTTAGGTGAGTCTAAATATACGCACATATGGATAATCTCATGGCATAAAGTCATTAAGACAGGATATAGATGAGAATGACGTGCAGTAGATATAGTAATAACATGAGGTTCACCTTGTTCTGGTGGCTCATATTGTCCACATATAGTATCGTCATGCACAATTACAAAGTCTACTTTAGATGCAGGTGGTAGTTTATACTCGTCAAATACAGGGAACTCTATTAAAGCCGAATAAAGATTGGCTATATTGTTCTCTGTAATAAATGTCATTTTGTGAAGTGAGTCAACAAAAATACAATAACGAAACCTGCTGTGCCTAAAAGTATTTGTTCTAGGCGTTTGAGTCTTGCGTTTATTTGCTCATAACGTAACGCACAAACTTCTTCATGCGTACTTAAACGTGAGTCTGTGTCTGTCTTGACCATTACTATTCCTTATTCTGAAAGAAGACCTTGTGGGTCAGTTCTATTTAATTGATATAAGTATGGATATGCTTGTTGAGCAGCATTAGTTCCAAGAGTTTGTTTAATTCCTTTTGCTAGTTGACCTGTTCTTAAAGCTGTTTGACCAACTAAATATGGAGATTGAATAGCTGCAGTAGCTAACCCTAATGGTATGCCACCAACTAAACCAGCTCCTAATGCTGTTCCAGCACCTAAACCTGCTCCAGCTAAACCTCGTGGGAATGCAGAACTTAATGCTTGACCTGCTAATGCAGGCATAATATCAGTTCCACCTTGTTGCATAAGTTGTTTAGCTAATTCAGTTCTACCGCCATAATTTGTATTTACATTATTACGCATAATTGATTGTAATTTACGTAAAGATGTGTCAACAGATGCTTGTTTACCTAATGATAATGAACGTTCAATTTCTTTAATTAAATCTGTAGCTTCTGCATAATCTTTCATTACATTAGCGTAAGAAGGAGCTTGCTTAACAATAGAATTTTTTACAGAATTGTATAAAGTATTTCCTACTGTTTTAGCTGTTTTTTCATCTAACGGTATTTGTTCAACTACAGAGCCAATACGTTGTTTTAATGCGTCAAAACCTTCTGGAGTATGGTATTCAGTAGGATTTAAATTTTTCCAAGCATTTACTTCGCCTGAAATTTTGTCATATACTGCTTTAGCTGCATCATTTTTAACAATGTCTTTATATTTAACAACTTTAGATACATCTTCAAATGACTTGTCAATTGGAGCAAACTCTAAAATAGTTTTATCTTTTGCTACATTAACCATTCCAGCTTTATATGCTTCTCTTTTTGCTGAAGCAATAGTTTCTAAATTAGTTTTAGCTTGGTCTACAACTTCTGTAAAGCTAACATCACCTCTTAAATTTTTAAGGAATGTTTCTTTATTGCCTGTAAAACCAGCCTTTGCTGCTTGTTTAATAGCTTCTGCACCAGTATGAGTACCTAAGTAGTCAACAACATTAGCTACTGCAGAACCAATTTTAGGAGCACCATATTCAATAGCTTTTATGCCACCTGTGATTGGGTTTGTATAATTACCTGCTTGTGATAATGCTTCACCTGTTTTAGTAATAATATTTCCAGTTTGACCAGCTTTACCTGCACCTTTTAACAAAGCACCACCACCACCTAAAACTGTTGATACATCTAATAATGCACTTACAGGTCTTTCTGCTAAAGTTCTTTTAATGTCTTCTTTGCTTCCATAAGAGTCTTTATAGCTTTGTATTACGGTATCAGCAACTTGTTCAGCTTCTTTTCTTTTGTTTTTATCAGCATATTTCATAACTGACTCAGGAAGTGCTTTACTTAACATACCTGAACTTAATTTAATAAGATTATCCATTGTTTGAACTGGACTTGAAACAACATTAGCTAAACCAGATGCTATATTTGCAACATCTTGTGGAGCATTCATAACTGCTGCTTGAGGAATATCTGCAACAGAATATTTAGCTTTTGTTGGTTTTATTTTTTGAGTAGTAGCAACAGGTTCATCCCATGTTACATCTTGTACGCTAATTTCATCCCAAGTAATATCCTTTGGATTAATTGCCATAACCTATACTCCCGTCAGAATATTGAACAACTGTTTTACCTGATTTATCTTTTCCAGTTCTAACAACTGTTTTACCTTGAGGCTGATTTAATGGCTCATATTTTTGAACAATTTGTTTTACTGTTTCAAGAGCAGCTAAACGTCTTTCAATTGGAAGAGTTGAGTCTCCAACACGACCAGCCATTTCTTTATAGTTTTGAACGTCATAATCAGATTGAGGACCTTCCATACGTGGCATTTTTGATACAAGTTGACCACCAAGAGCTTTAAGTTTATCTGCTTCAGCAGAACCTTGTGGAGATTTACCAAATACAGCACCACCAATGTCAACTAATGTTCCAATGCCACTTTGTGTTGGTTTAGGTGCAGGTATTATTTGACCTTGCTCATTAACTTTTTGACCTTTTAATACCATTTCAGCTTGACCAATAACGTCTGAAGCACCTTCCATACCTGCTACTTTTTTAGCTTTTGAAGTTGCTGTAGCTTCTTCAGCTTTAATTGCACCTTGTAATGTTGGTGAATATGCTGCTGGTAGCACTTGCCTTCCACCAACTGTTAGTGGTTCTAAATTACCAGTTCTTGCATTAAAACGTGCATAACCTTCTTCAGTTGGAACTGCTTGATAATAAGGAGCCGCTTGTAATTTAACATCTTGAAGCTGTTTAAGAACATCTTTTTGTTCTGGAGAAGTTAATTTACTAAATACTTTGCCATAATTTGCCATAGCATAAGCATCTCTATCTGTAGAAATAGCAGGTCTAATATATTCTAAACCTGTTTTAACTCCTCCAGCTAATATTGCTGCTTTAGCAACTGGGTCATTAGCAATAGCAGGGTCTTTAATTAACTCATTTATTGCATCACGTTCTAATTTAGTTTTTTCTACTTCACGTTGCATTTCAGTTAATTTACCTTTAGTAAGTAAATTTTGTGTAGCAGTATCATAAGCACCTTGAGATTGTTGCATACCACCAAGATAAGCCTTACCTAAATAAGGTAATGCAGAACCATATCCTTGGTTTTTAGGTTGTGCTAAATATGTTGCTGCAGTTCCTAAAAGACCTTGCATAAAAGATTGATTTTCAACCTTTTGTAATTCTTCTGGTGATAGTATGCCTTTTAAATAATCAGGTTGTTTAGCACCAAAAATATTCATACCATCAAAAAAACCACTTGTGTTTGTAGGGAAAAAAGCCATATTAATAACCTCCTCTATAGAATGAAGGATATAAATTAAGTTGGTTAGGAGTAACTTGCATTCTAGTAGCTACTCTTTCATTTGGACCTTGACCTAATGTAGGTGCTGCATTATATGTACCTTTTGTAATTGGTGGAATTGCAGGTTGACCCATTTGTGGTTGTTGCTCTTGTGGGCTTACTGCTTGAATAGCTTGACCTGTAGTAGATAATGCTTGCATAGGGTTAGCTTTAGCCCAGTCTGATAATGCGCCATAACCTGACTCAACACCTCTTTGAATACCACCCATAAATGATGGGTCATATCCACCACCACCCATTGCTGTTTGTTGACCAATGCCACCTAAAATTTGGTTTTGTGTGCCTGCAACATCAAACATACCTTGACTACCTGAAAACATAGGTGCATTTTGTGCTGCCATTGCTGGAGCTGATGCGCCTAAACCTGTAATTGAACCTGTAAGTCCTGGTGTCATTGTTTGTGCGCCAAATACACCTGTAGGTGTAAATGGACTAATAGCTTCTGTAGCACCAAATAAACCTGAGCCACCTGCTCCTGCTGTAGTAGCACCTGCGCCTGCGCCTGTAGCACCTGCTCCAAATAAACCTGAAGCACCACCTAACCCACCTAAAGCACCGCCCATTAAAGCACCGGTGATAGGGCTTTTGCCCATTGCTGCTGAACCTACAGCACCTATTGCTGCTGGAATTAATATTGGTGCGCCCATTATTTACCTACCTTTCCTACTACATAACAAATTGGTTCTAAAATAGCACGATAAATCATGCCATAATTATCTCTAGTTTTACCACGTTTTTGTTTCCATATATCAGCAGTACGGTGTCTTGCGATATGCTCTAAAACACCCCTTAAAATGCGTTGTAAGGCATTCTTTTCACCTGCTTTGTAAGCATAGTTTACTAATGGTAAGAATAGTGCATGGTAACCTTTTTCGTATGCTGGGTCTAAGTCTTTAGACTGAGCTAACCAGATAGATTGACGGAAACTTCCAAATCCATACTCTTGACACATAGCTGTGCAGACTATTTTTCCACCACCACTAGACTGTTGTTGTGATGTAGAAACTTGACCTTGAGGTGAGCCATAAGCAGCACCAAGGTATGCAGAAAGTTTTTGATATGGTAAGTTTTGTTCGTAGTTATAACGGTCAATAGCTGATTGTAATGCTGTTTGTTGATAGCCTTCAGCAGTTTTACCTACATTAGCTAATTGTTGAATGTCTGCATAGTCAGCAGCAGCCATTTGTGGAGCATTAACTGCAGCTTGGTTTTGTAAACCACGTTCTGTAGCATAATTGGTATAAGCAAGTTCTCCAGCTTTTCCTGCCAATGTATCAGCAAGTGTTTTATTAGCACGACTTGTTAAATCTGCCATAGCACCAGAACCATAACGACCAGCTAATGATGATGTGCCAAATGCGCCTTTAATTGCATCATTATATGCAGTAGTAGCTGAACTTACTGCAGGTCTCATTGCTGCTTCAAAATATGGGTTAGCACCTAAATATGCACCACCTACAGTACCCAATTGTTGAGTTTGAGCTGCTGAGGATAATGGACTTCCTGTCATAGCTCTTGTTTGAGCTGCTTTTAATGCTGCTTCTGTTTGAGAAGATGGTCCAACATAAGTTGAGCCAGGATAGTAAGAAGGACCAGGAGTACCGTATAATGTTTTAGCTTCTTGTAAACCATATTCTACAAACGGTCTTACTGTTGGGTCTAATTCAGAAGAAGTTTTAGAAGTAGTTGTACCTCCACCACCTGACCCACCACCACCATAAAATGTAAATGATTGTACTAATTCTTGTACCCAATTGTGTAACTTAAACATATCTAATTCCTTAAAGTGTATATTCCCATGTTTGAGGTTTAAAACCCATTAGTCTTGCTCTACGTTCCCATCCTTTTCGTTGTGAATTGAATGTAACTTTAGACTTACCGCCTTGTTTTGCTATCGTTTGAATTTCTTGCCATGCTTGTTGAAAGAGTGTATTGTCATTAATAGTAGACCAAGAAGCCCATACATGAAGCGTATCTCCTAATGGTTGAAGTACTACAAAACCTACCGCCTTGTTATCTATAATACCTAAAAATAACATAGACCTATTTTCGTAACAGTCACAATAAACATCTTCAACTATCCAAGATGTGTGACCTTTTGCTCTTACTAATTCAAGACCATGTTTTACATAGTCCCAATGTTCTCTTAACTTATCTTTAGGTATATAGTGTAATATCATCCTACTATTATATCACGCTACAATTAGATACCTGTATGTCTTGTCTGTTAATGTGTTAGCTGGATGAGTGATAACTGCACTACCTTTAGTGGTAGAACTTACATATACTCCACCAAATAAACCACTAGAATAACCACCATCTGATACATATTGCATAGTAGCAATAACACTAGGTGTTGTTGGTCTAGTAGGTGATGTTTGTGCTGCTTTGGCTACAATAGTAACGTCTGTACTAGATGACCTCCACATAATCTGCACATAGTCTGTAGCAGCTAATGAAACAAAAAAGTTCATAGATGCAATTATATAATATGGGTCACTAGGATTTTTTCTAGGTGCTAAACCAAATATGCTATTAGACTTTGGAACATCCGTACCATTTACTCTAAACCATACATCTACATCTTCTGTAGAGTTGGCTAAATTAGATAATTGAAAGCTAAACTGAAGGTTATATAGTCCAGCATAAGTAGCTGTTAAACGAGAGCTACTTGCTAATGTAATTCCACTTTCATAGTCTACAGTATTAAATGTAATAGGATATGCTGTAGTCGTACTTGCTACTGACTGTGTTGTGCTATCTTGCCATGCACCATAAGGAAATTCAGCATACGTTGTACTAGCAGCAGTAGCTGTAGTTGGCATTAGTAATACTACAGAATTAAAACCTATGCGTTCATCACTAATGGTTGTAGAAGTAGCACCACTAGCAGCTAAAGTAATTTCACCTGTGTTGTTAGACTTGCCTTCTACCAAATTGTTTACTATTTCTGATACTTCACGAGGTGACCCACCTTGCCAATTTAACTTACGATACATGTCCCTTGACATTATCTATTTCCGCTTTGTGTGTAGTCTACATCTACAGATATAGCATGTGTCCATGTGCCTGTAGGTGTAACTTTAAGTCTATGATAACGACCATAAGAACGTAATGGACATTTTCCATCTGAGTTTTGCGTAACTGTAGAACTATAAGTAACTGCGTCATCTAACTCTTTACGAGATGCAACAGCTATTGTAACTGCACCATTATCTATTTGAGAACGAGCATTAGTTACTATAGAGTTATATCCAAATTCCATTTCACCTACTACAATAGACGCAGTAGAATTAACACCAGTAAATGTAACAATTTTAGCGCCGTCTGCACCACCAAATAAGAACTTACCACCTGACCAAATACGACTATCTAGTGAAGCAGGAAGTGTATCTATAGTACCGTAAGCATCTAAACCTTCTAATGCAATAGTAGATGAAGCTAGTGATACAATGTATTCTGAAGTAGTGCTAGCAGAAGACCATTTCTTAACTAACCAATTGTAGATAAGAAGTGAACGACCCCCTGAAGTATTAGGATAATTCCATACTACAATGTTACGTATAGGGTCTACAGCAGCACTAATAGTATCTTGTTGTGCTAAAGCCATATTGTCATAAAAGTATTCGTCTACTTTATCATTACCAATGTTATAGACTGTAGTACCGTCACAACCATAGAAACCGTCATCCGCTAAGAAATATGTGTTAGGTCCGTATTGTGTAACTGAGCCTGGTGTATTACAACCTAGGTTACGTGAGATAGCGTCAAACTGAAAGAATAATGGTGAGCCAATATATGACATACGGTAAATAGCACGTTCTAATAAGACGATACCAAATTCACCACCTGTAATGCCAGTAATGTTTCCACCTTCTGCTATAATTTGATAATCAGATTGAGATGCACCGCCTGAAGTCCAGTCAGTCTCATCATTAATGTCTGACCATTGTAATTTGTTAGGAGTGCCACTAATGTTAGCAGCAACTACAAAGTCTCTTACTACTGTAATAAATTTAGCAATAGGTGCTGTAGCAGATACGTCTGCAAAAGCTGTAGAAGTTCCTACATACCATGCTTGTATTTTAGCGGTATTGTTAGATGCTAATACTGCTTGACCAAACTGTGTAAAACTCCAGCGTTCTGTACTAGAATAATTACCTGATTTACTTACGTTTACTAAAGCTGTAGTAGCTGGGTTAAACTTAAATAGTTTAGTAGCACCACCTGCAAATAACTGTGTTTCTAAGTTAAACTTAGCTGCAGTTACGTTGTTTAAGTCTTCACTAGCAGCAGCAGAATAGTCAGCAGATAATGGAAATGGACCATAACCTATCGTTAAAGGATAGACGTTATTAGCCTCTAGCAATGCTCCAGTAGTCGTAGGCTGGTCTGGTAGCCATTCTGTAAAAGCTATTCTTTGAGTAGCCATTACTCACCCCAGTTTTGTGCGTTTAATACCTCAATAAGAGCTTCTACAGATGTTGCATTAGTAATTGCTGTTTCAAGTCTATTTGCTTCTGTAACGATAGCTGCACGTTTAGTAACTACGTTAGAAGGAATATCTACATTGCGTTCTAGTTTACGCACTACATACCAGTCAGTTTGTGCTAATAGTTTTCCTGCTGTATCTTTTACTTGTGCGATAAAGTTAGACTTAAGACCTTTTGTTACATATTCTTTATCGTCTACAGTTGAAGTTACATCTTCTAATGCTTTAGGGTTTTCAATATTACCGTCCCAGTAAAAGCGGTCATCTGCACGAACAGGGTCATTTACCCATGTGATACCAATAGCTAGTTTTTGTTCTTCTGTAGCTTGGTTAAGCCAACCAGAGCCATATTGAACTCCATTAGCGTCATAGAAGGATGTGCCTTCTGGAAGTCTATTACCGTTTAATAAAAACATATTATTTTCCTTTGTTTAAATAGTCTATTGCTTTAGCTAAAGCGTCTTGATTGTCTTTAAAGTATCCTAAACCACTATTGCATCCTTGACATAGTAGCCCTCTAACTTCTTTAGTAGTATGGCAATGGTCTACATATATATCACCTTGCTTTTGTCCAAACTCATAGCTACATATTTTACATTTGTTATCTTGCTCTTTTAGCATTTGGTTATAGCGTTCAATAGGTAGTTTATACTTACGCATTAATGTTATTTCTCTTGAATACTGTTTATAAGTATCAGAGTGCCTATCTACTTTACTTGCTCTACCATGAACAGTTCTTATAGCTCTTGCTTGCTCTTTTTGATAGCATCCACAAGACTTTGTTCTACCTGACTTTAAATATTGACCAAATACAGTAGCATAATTACCACATTTACATAAACATAGCCAAGATGTTTTCTTACCTTGATTAGCTGTTCTGTTAATTACAGTTAATCTATTATATGTATTACCTTTTATGTCTATAAATGAAGGCATCAGAAGGCGTTGCTGTTCTTAAAAGGATTAGTTGCCCATGCCATACCAATGTAAGTTCCACCACTAGCATTAAAGCCTGCTGTAGTATTTCTTAACTTAAAGCCGTTAGATAAAGCATCTATAGATGTTGCAGATGTTTCTGCCGCACTACTGTTAGCCAATAAAGTATTAGTTATCACATCAAAAGTATTTCTAGCAGTATCCCACATATACCAATCACCTGTAGTGTCTGTGCGTTTAATCATTACAAAACGAGGGAGAAAGCCGACATATACAAAACTTCCGTCAGCACTACCATTACCTGTGTAACTAAAGGCTTTAGAGAAACCTGATACATCTGCCCAGCAATAGGCTACAAATGTTGCTCCTGAAGCATTCAAATTAGATGAGCCACCAATTGTAAATACAGTTGATGTTGGAGCTGTATTACTCCAAACACTAGAAGTAACCGCAGCAGTTGTAAGATTTAATTGTAAATATTTAGTTGCTCCAATACCAGAATGATATGTCATCCAATCTTTTACAACAGACCTGCATTTAACAAATATCATTGATGGTGCTACACCTAAACCATGACCAAGTGTTTCTGAAGAATTAGCTGTTCCTGTATAAGTTACCACACTAAACCCAGCAGTTGCATTTGCTTGAACAGTAGATGTAATAGAGCCTGAAGTATTAGATGATGTTGTTCCACCATTAGCTTTCCATGTCCAAGCTACTAAAGTTCCATAATTTGAATAATTAGAATTTCCTACAGTAAAACTTGAAGCACCAATAGCTGATAAAACATCGCTATCAGTTCCTTCAGCATTAGTTAAATTTGAA